GGCGTCGGCCGGGTCCATGTCGACGATGGCGCCCTCGGGCTGGTTGCCGTACGTGGGGTTGGCCATGAGCCGCAGCATCTCGACTCGCATGGTGGTCCTCCTGCTCTCCGGGACGCGGCCGGGCCCCGCCGTTGTGGCGGGGCCCGGGCGGCCGTGCGGGGTGGGTGGGGTCAGGGCTTGGTGCGGCCCTTGCCCCGGATGACGGTCACGCCGAACGAGGCGTCGGCGGTGCCAGTGGAAACGGCGCGGATGTACCGCTTGATGCCGTGGTAGCCGATGACGATGGTCGTGGACGCGGTCAGGGTGACCGGCTCGGTGCCGTCGAGGTCGGCATTGGCCACCGGGGTGTAGCCGGAGCCGAGGGTGTCGGACTCCTGGACCTCGATGGAGAACGCGCCGTTGGCCACCACGCCGGTCGTGATGACCACGGCGGCCGCGTCGTAGTTCGCCAGGTCCACCCCGGTCCCGGTCGCGGCGGCGACCCGCGCGGCCGGCGCCAGGGTGGCGGCGACGTCGAGGCTGTTCTTGATGTCGGTGCGCATGAGTGCTGCTCCTGTCTGGTGTGGGCCTGCGCTGGACGGGCCGGGGGTTACGGCACGACGTCGTTGGCCTGCAGGCGCACGAACGCCTCGGCCAGAACGGGCATGCCGTCGGACTCCTGGCGGCCGATGAACCCGACCTGATTCGTCTCGGCGTACAGCTCGTTCAGGCGCTGCACCTCGAACGCCAGGGACTCGGCGATCCAGTAGTAAGAGAAGTCGCCGAGGATGCCGACGTAGTCCCCGTCGCCGAACGTCGAGGGGGCGAACTCGCTCATGATGTAGGGCAGGTCGAGGATCTTGTCCGGCTCGCCGTCGGCCAGGCCGGCGCGCCAGATGTAGTTGCCGTCGCCGTCCTTGAGCTTGCGCACGGACGCAAGCACCAGGCGGTGGAAAAGCCACTGCGCGCGGCGGTGGTACGCGCCCTTGAGCGCGTACTTGGCGGTGATCAGGTCGTCCGCGGCGTTGCCCGCAGCGACGTTCACCAGGCCGGTGCCGGAGGTGGAGATGTCGACGTCCCGCGTGGTGGGGATGCCGTCGGCGTTCGGGGTGAACAGGCCCAGCGGCTTCTGGTTGCCGTCGCCGATCATGTAGGCCTTCTCGGCGGTGACCCCGAACTTGTACGCCATCCGCTCGCGCACCAGGGTCTCAGGGTTGGTCGTCGAGGCGCGCATCAGCTTGCGGCTGACCTTCACACGCTTGGCCAGCGGGTGCGGGCGCAGCTCGCGCTTGCCGAACCGCATGCTGTCGTCCTGGCTGCCGGTGCCGAGCTCGCTCGTCCAGTCGGCGTCGTTCAGGTCGGTGTCCAGCGTGGGCACGCCGAGCGACTCGGCCTGGATGAGCTGGTGCACGGTGGCCAGGCCGCGCAGCGCAACCATGTCGTCGACGTTCCTCAGCAGGTCCTGGACGAACTGCTGCGGGGCGACGAGGAACCCGCCCTCGGGGTCGTGGCCGGCGTTGAGGGCGCGGGCCTGGCGCTCGGTCAGGACGGACCGGCCGCCGAGGAGGTAGGCGCGCAGCGCGCCCATGGCCTCGTCGCCGCCGCGGGTGCCGCCGCGCTCCAGGTCTTCGAGCGCGGCCTCGTCGCGCTCGTCCTCCTCGAGCTTCTCGGCCCGTGCGATGGTGCGGTCCACGCCGTCGCGCTCGTCCATCAGCTTGTCGAACCGCACCTCCTCCTCGGGCGTCATGGAGCGGCCCTCGGCCTCGGCGGTCTGCATGATCGCTCGGGCGTCGGCGCCGAGCTTGGTGCGCTTGGTGCGCAGCTCCCGGATGTTGGCCATCGGGTTTTCCCTCTCGGTGGGTGTGGGTGCCCCGCGCGGCTGCGCGGCGCGGGGGATCAGAGTCCGGCGAGCCGGAGCAGGCGGGTCTGGTCGACGAGCGGGGCGGTGCGCTCCTCGTCGTCCTCGGCGGTGCCGCCGGCCGCGTCCAGCAGTTCGGTGAGCGCGTCGCGCGCGGCGGAGACGAGGCCCTTGTTCTTCTTCGACAGCACCGCGCCGGCCCGGGCGCCGGCGGCGTCGAGCTCGGCGAGCCGGGACAGGACGGCCTGCACGGTCTCGTCCGGGGCGGCGCGGACGTCGAGCCCGCGGGCGAGGTCGAGGGCGCTGCGGCCCGACTCGACGATCGCGTTGGGGTCCATCGGCAGGGGGACGGCGGAGACTTCGAACAGCTCCCAGCCCTCCGGGGTGCCGGAGTCGTCGATGTTCCAGACGTCGAACCCGATGGAGAACGCGTTCATCATCCGGGCCCGGTACTTGCGCTCGACGGTGACGGCGAAGGGGTCGTCCTGGTCGAACACGATGTCCATGCGGAGCTTGTCGCCGTCGATCCACGTCCGGTCGGACCGGCCGATCGGCAGGCCGTCACGGCCCCAGTAGGAATGGCCGTAGCCGACGACCGGGTTGGCCTCGAACCGGCCGAGCTCGGCGCCCTTCATGGTCAGGTTGAGGCCGTCGCCCTTGCGGCCCTCGGTCGCGGCGATGATCGTCAGCGGCTTGCCCGCCGTATCGCCGTCGGCGCGCTGGACGTAGCCGCGCAGGTAGTGGCGCTGTCCCTTCATCTGCTCCTCCTCTCACTCGATGACCGGCACGACCTGGCAGTCACAGCCGGGGTGGACGGGCGGATGGAACGTGTCGCGCTTGGCGGTGAGGGTCTCGCCCTCGGCCTCGCCCTCGACTTCCTCGCCCTTGGCGACGAACGGGGCCTCGATCTCCCGGACCGCGCCGTCGAGGCGCTGGCAGTACGGGCAGTTCTTCGACCCGCGCGCCACCCACTGCACCTTGCTGACGCCGGCCTCTTTCCACGTCTCGCGGGCCGCGGCGTTCGGCAGCTGCGCCGACTCCCAGCGCGCGGTCTGCTCCGGGCGCTCGGCCTGCCATTTCGCGAGCCGCTCGACGACCGCCTCGGCGATGTCCTCGGGCGTGCCCTCGGTCTTGTCGACCACGTTCCGCAGCTGGCCGTAGGAGGAGGACACCTGGTACTGGGCGTGCGAGAGGGCGTAGGCCTGCGCCCACACGGACAGGTCGACGGTGTCCTCGTGGGCGACCTCCTCGGCGGCCTGGACGGCGACGTCGTCGGCGAACGCTGTCATGAGCGGGACCCACAGTTCCGAGAGCCGCTCCATGATCGGGCCGTCGTCGGCGTACAGCAGCCGCAGTGCGGCGAGGAATCCGGCCAGCGAACGGTGCCGGCCGCGCTCGGGGGTCAGGTGCTCGGCGACCAGGGCGGCGACCTTTTTCGCCTCGAGGTCGGCTACCTCTTGGTCGGACTCCTGGATCTTCGTCCCCCACCGTTCGGCGAGGGATTCCCGCACGGCCTGGCGTCCGGCGAGCAGCCGCGCCATCCGCGAGACGCGGGCGGCGGCCGCGGTCTGAAGGGCGGGGGCGCTGCGGCCGGCGGGCACCATGTTGAGCGGGACGAGGTAGTCGTCGCCGCCCGGGACGGGGTTCATGTTCTCCCGGTCGCGGACGTCGTTGGCGGACAGCCATCCCCACTGGCGGCCGATCGCGTAGGCGGCGTAGCGGGCGGCGGTGTCGCCACGGAGCAGCGAGTCGACGAGGAACTCGGCGTAGTACTTCTGCCGCTCCTCGCGCAACAGGAGCTGGGTGAGGATCCCCTGCTCCCACCGGACCAGCCACACGTTCAGTGCGGACGACACGTAGTCGAGCTGTTGCTGCTCGATGTTGGAGAACGTGGCCCGGTCCAGGTCGCCGATCTTGTGCGGCGGCAGCCGCAGCCATCTCGACATCTCGGTGACCTGCAGCTTGCGGGTCTCCAGGAACTGCGCGGAGTCGTTGGGCACGCCGACCTGTTGGAAGGTGACGCCCTCCTCCAGGATCGCCACCCGGTGCGCGCGGTCGATGCCCCGGTGGATGTTCTCCCAGTCGTCCGCCATCCGGCGCCGCGCCTCGGGGGACAGGTTGCCCGGGTGGGACAGCGCGCCGCCCGGGGCCGCGCCGTTGGAGAACACCTTGGCGCCGTGGTGCTCGGTGGCCAGGCCGAGGCCGATGGAGTTGGCGGCGAGCTCGACGATCGGGTATCCCTGCACTCCGTCGTAGCCGAGGCCGGAGACGTGTAGGACCTCGTGCGGCAGCAGGACGGTGTGGATCCCGTTGACGTCGTCGTCGTAGCGGTAGCGGCGTTCGAAGCGGCCGGGCCCTGTCCGCTTCACGCCGATGGTGACCCGGTCGGGGCGCAGCGGCCAGATCTCCTCGATGACGCCGGTACGGGGGTGGGAGACGACGTGTGCGATGCCGTTGCCCCACGTGATCGCGTGGCTGGTCAGTACCTCGCGCAGCCACGCCGAGCTCATCATGTCGTTGGGCTGGTCGTGCAGCAGCGCGTACAGCGGGTGGCTGGTGGCGCGCTGCTTGCCGCGCGGGGCGAGCCGCTCGTAGAGGAACAGCGGCAGGCCGGCCAGGTCCTCCGACAGCACCCGCACGCCGGCGAAGAACGGGCTGTAGGTCAGGGCGGTGTCCTGGTCCACACGGACCCCGGCCGAGTTCATCGACCCGCCGCGCATCCAGTCCTCCACCCACTTCTCCGGGGTGGCCAGGCCGGACAGCGCGCTGCGCAGAAAACCCACGGTCAGCCTCCCTTCTGGGGGGTGGCCCGGGCAGCACGTTCGGCGGAGATGGCTCCGGCGACGCCGAGGGCCAGGAGCGCAAGGCCAGCGGATGCCATGCCGAGCCACGGGGCGAGCAGGCCGAGGCCGGTACCGAGGAGCACGATGCCGAGCAGCGCGAGGTAGTCCCACGGGTCCACGCGGTCCATGGCTGCCTCCTTCCTTCGGTCACAGGGCCATGCCCTGGGACTCGTAGATGGACGGGGTGGGCAGGCCGCGCAGACCGCCGTCGATGGCGAAGAACAGGGCGGGCATGCCGTCGATGCGCTTGCCGGTCTTGTCGCGCGAGGGCTTGACCGGGCGCACGCGGTCGGGATCGTCCCGGGGGCTCTTGCACTCAAGGTTGTCGGCCATCCACCGGGCAACGGGGTTCCCGAAGTGCGCGTACTCGCGGGCCTTGAGACCGCGCATGAACTCGTTCATGGGCGGCGTCATCCGCGTGAACGTCGTGTCCGACTCGACCATCTTGAGCCGGGTCCGCTTGGTGATCGCCTGCCGGACCGGCTCACCGCACCACTTGTCGTAGGTGGCGTCGATGATCTTGTACAGGTTGTGGTCGGTCTCGATGTCGTCGTAGATCGTGTCGTAGTCGATCGTGTCGCCGTCGGTCAGCGTGACCCAGCCGTCCTCGGCCCACTCGGAGAACTTCCCGTCGGTGAACTTGTCGAGGATCGGGGCGACGGACTGCGGGGCCCAGAAACGCCACACAATCTCGCCGCCCGGGAAGTACAGCGCCCACGCGGTGAGGTCGAGCTTGGAGGACAGGTCGAGGCCGCCCCAGCATCGCTGGCCCTCCAGGCGGCCGGCGATCCAGCCGGGGTTGGGGGCGAGCTCGCGGGCGTTCATGTCCCACAGGTCCATCGCGATCCAGCGCGACACCTCCGAGACGCGCTGGTTGAGCCGGAACTGCAGGAAGGCGTGCAGGGCCTTGCGGTCCCCGACGGCTTCCTTGGCCTCTTCCCTCAAGGACTGGATGGACAGGAACGAACCGAGCGCGGGGTTGGCCCACCGCCAGTTCGCCTCGTCGGTCCAGTCGAGGGAGACCGGCAGGTCGGGGCGGCCGGGGAACAGGCGGTGCAGCCGCTCCAGTTCGTCGGGAGTGCGCGGGGTCTTGCGCACGAACACGAAGTGGTGCGGCGCGCGGGCCGGGTCTTCGAGGACGCGGTCGGCCTCGTCGATGAACTCGGCGCCGAAGGAGTACTGCTGGCTGGTCTCGGTGGTGATCGCCAGCATGAGCGGCTGGGTACGGGCACCGGTGCCCGTGCGCATCGCCTGCCACAGGCTGTCGTCGGGCTGGGAGAGGACCTCGTCGAGGATGAAACAGTGCGGGCTGTGGCCGAGCTCGTTGTCGGCGTCGGCCGGGATGACCTCGTAGTGGCTGCCGGTCCGCTCGTCGACGATCCGCCGTGCGGCCTTGACGTGCTCGAGCCGCGCCGCCAGGAGCGGGCTCTTGAGCATCATCTTCTTGCACGGCTCGAAGACCTTGCCGGCCTGCCGGATCGTGGCGGCCGCGCCGTAGACCTCGGCGGACTCCTCGCCGTCCCCGCACAGCATGTACAGGGCGATCCCGGAGAGGATCGCGGACTTGCCGTTCTTCCGGGCCATGACGATCGTGGCGCGGGAGTACCGGCGGACGTACCGCCCCCACTGATCAGACCAGTGGACCTCACCGAACAGCGGCCGGATGATCTCGTGTTCCTGCCACGACGCCAGCACGAACCGGGTGTTCGCGAGCGCGCCGGCGGGATGGACGAGGAGCTCGGCGAAGAACGCCACGACCCGGTCCGCGCGCGGCTCGCAGTAGTGCGCGCCGCGCCGCTCGCACGTCTTCCCGTCGAGGGTGTACCCGCAGACCTCGCCCTTGCGCGAGGCCGGCCGCCACCGCTTGTGGTGGTTGAACGTCATCGCCCGGGCGCGGCCGCGAGGCCTGGTGGCTGCCTTGCTACGGGCCGGGCGGGTGGTGGTCCCGGCAGTCATGGCACCCCCTCGCATCGGTCAGGACAGCAGTCGCTCCGCTCCGCCGGGCTTCTCCTGGCCGCCGATGTGCAGCTGCGCGCGGTCGCTCGGGGTCAGGCCGAACCGGGCCCCGTACCGCTGGACCTGCGCATCGGCCGCGTCCAGCGCCAGGAGCCACGCGTTCTTGCCCACCCGGTGCCCGCTGATGTCGCCGTTCTTGTTGAACACCGGCTGCTCGACGACGGCGCCCTCGGCGGCGACGTGCTCGGCCGCCTCGCGCCGACGGGCCACCGCGTCACACCAGTTGGCGAACGCCTCGACGTCCCAAGAGGTGAGGACTCCCTTGGCGATGAGGTCGTCCGCGAGGGACTCCCACACCTCGACGGCGTCCGGCCGGAGCCAGGCCGGGACGGTGATGTCGCCCTGGTCGGGCTGCGGCTCGTCGGTGTTGATGCGGTCCGCGCGGTCGCCGTGCAGCACGCGCAGCACGGTGGGCTTGGGCGCGGGTCCTCGCTTCCCCATGATCACCTCCGGTGACATTCCGTTACGTCGGACGGGCCCGGTACGGCGGATCCCGAAACCTGTCGAGGCGCACGTGGGCTCCCCCCCGCGTTCCGCGGGTCCCCTGGCCAGGGATCCGAGGCCCCCTCCCCCCAGCCGGGCCCGTCACGATCAGTAGCGCGGACCGCCGGCGTTCCACCCTCCAGGCTGGTGCCGGGCGGTCTCCTTCGAGTGGCACGAGGCACACAGGCCGCGGCCCCGGCGGGGGTCGTGCTCGTCCAGGCCACGGGCCTGCAGCTCGCGCTTGGACAGCGGCCAGTGATCGGCCTGGGTGGCTGCAGCGGTCGTGCAGAGCACGCACACGGTGTCGCGTGCCAGGACGCCGGCGCGGAACCGCTGGACGTGCTCGGCGTTGTAGCCCTTGGCCGAGGCCGAGCGTCGCGGCCGGCGCTTGTCGTGGGCGGCGCACTTCGAGGCGGGTGGGGTGGCCATGGCGCCGCAGCCGGGCGTGGTGCAACGCCGAGGCGCACGGGTGGGCATGGCTACGAGGCCTTGCCTGCGAGGAGCAGCCAGGCGCGGTAGAGCGCACCGCGGATGGGCGGGATGTGCACCCTCAGCGTTACGTTCAGGGCGCCGTCATGGGCGCGTGTGCAGGTCGTGGCGTAGACGCTGGGCCACTCGTACTCGACCCGGGCGCCGATCCAGCGAGGCAGGCCGGACGCGGTGTCTCCGAGATGCATGGTCACCTCCTTGAGGGCGTATCAGGGAATCAGTTCGCCGGTATGGACACGGTCACCACGGCGGCGTCATCTGTGACCGGCGTAGCCCGGATGGCGGCGACTGTGCTGCCTGTCATGCAGCGTGGGTGAGGCGTTGCCGAGCGATCTTGATGTACTGGTCCGAGAGCTCGACCCCGACGAACGACCGGCCTTCGGCGAGGGCGGCTGCGCCGGTGGATCCTGACCCGGTGAAGGGGTCGAGCACAGTGCCTTCGGGAGCGCAGATGCGTACGAGTTCGCGCATGACCTCGAGGGGCTTCTGTGTGATGTGGAGCCGGTCCCGGCCGCGGGGCTGGGAGCCAGACACGAGGCCGTTGAGGTAGACGGGGTTCCGGGCGGCGTCGATGGGGCCGTTGGTGGCCCACAGAACGTACTCGCAGGAACGGCGGAATCCGCCCTTCTGTGGGCGGGCGTTGGGCTTGTGCCACGGGACGATGCCGCGCCACGACCAGCCGGCGGCCTGGAGCGCGTCGGAGTTGATGGGCACCTGCCGGTAGTCGCTGAACAGCAGCAGTGGGGTGCCGGGTCGAGCGGTGCGGAGGCACTCGGTGAGGACGAGGGTCATCCATGCGAGGTAGCCGCGCTGGTCGCGGTTCTCGCCGGGGAAGTCGGGGAGGTCGTGTTGGGCGTCGCCGCGCACGTACTTGCCGCGGGCGGTGTCGTTGACACGGGCGGTGATCGTGGCCGCGCCGCTGTTGTACGGCGGGTCGGTGATCACGGCGTCGACGGAGTTGGCGGGGAGGGTACGCAGTGTGGTGAGGGCGTCTCCCTGGTGGACGGTCCAGGTGGAGTGGGTCACAGTTCTCCGTTCTTGGCCGCATGCCTCATCTGGTGAGGAGCCGCTCGGTGTGCGGAGCCAGGCCGCGCTAGCGGCTGCTCGCGGTGCGTTCAGGTATGCCGACGAGGCGTAGGGCGCGCCCCCGTGTGGCGACTTCGGCGCGGGCAAGGTCGGCGGAGGTGTAGAGAGGGCGGCCGCGGTGGTCGAGGCCGGCGGGGGCGAGGTGGCCGCGGGTTACCCAGGAGCGGACGGTGGCGGGGGTGACGGTGGCCGTGCCGGCGGAGAGGCGGCGGCGCCAGGTGGTGGCGGCCTTGGCAGCCTCGGTGGCGGTGTAGAGCGTGGCCACGGTCACCTCCGGGAAACGGCGACGGCCCCCGTGGTGGCGGGGGCCGTGGTGGTGTCTGGGCGCACGTGTGGCGCTGACGCCAGTGTTGCGCTAAGTAGCGATCATGTCCAGTCGGTTCGTCAGGTGGTGGTGTTGGCGGCCTGCTCGCTCGGCCGGTACGGGGCGAACTGGTGGCGCTGAAGAACGGGGTTGACGTTGCGGGGGTAGAGGCCAGCCTCCCAGCCCTGGCGGTACGCACGGGCCATGTAGCCGACGGCGTGGAGGATCGCGGCCTCGGGAGAGACGCCGTTGCGGGTGAGGGTGGCGAGGTCGGCCACAAGGCGGACAGACAACGGCAGAGCGACACACGGCGCAGCCGGCGCGGGTGGCGGGGTGGTGTCGTGCGCCGTGTCGCGCACGGGCGCGGGGGCGGGCAGAGGCGCGGTGCGACGCTGTCGCGGTGCCTGTGGCCTGCGCAAACGTGCGGGGCGGGCGCGGCGGGGCAGACGGCGCCGTGCGAGGCGGGCGGCAGCCTGGGCGGTGGCGGCCTCAACGTCGCGGACATCGCGGGCAACGGTGTCCTTGCTGACGCCGACCTGATCGGCGATCTGCCGGTAGCTGTGTCCCTCGGCATGCAGGCGTGCGACTGTCGCGCGACGCGTCTCGATGGTGGTGCTCATGACGCCTTCCGGGTGTCGTGCTCGGCGAGGAGGAGGCCGAGGGCGGTACGGGCGAGCGGGGGCATGACGGCGGCGTGGTGGTCGGCGTACTCGGCCTCGGTGAGCAGCAGCCCGCACGCCTCGCAGTCGAGGTAGGTCTCCCAGTCGGTGCGCCCGAGGCCGAAGGCCTGGCAGGCCGGACACGGAGCGTCAGCGGGGCGGCGGCGGGGCTCGGTGCTCGTGACGGCCCGGATCCGGCGGACGAGGTCGGCGAGCTCGCCGTGCATGAGCGCGACCCAGCCCGTACGGGTGATGTGGCCGAGGTGGCGGGCGAGGTACGCGGCGTACGGGGCGCGGGGGTTGATGGGCGGGAGCACGTGGCCGAGGTCGTCAGCGAGTTGGTCGGCCCAGGCGTGCAGGACGGCGTGAACGGGCTGCGGGCCGCCCTGGTCGCCGGCGGTGTCGCGGACGGGCCCGGGCGCGGCCGGGCCGAGGAGGGTGAGGACGTCGCCGCGGACGGGGAGCGGAGCGTGGGCGCGGCCGGCGCCGCCGTATCCCTGGGCGGGACGGGAACCGAGCTCCAGGGAGGCGGCGAGCAGTACCAGCTGGCGGGGGATCTCGCCGAGCCAGCCGCGGATGCGGTGCTCGCACCGGGTGCACGCGGTACGGGGCTGCTCGGCCGGGTGGGTGCAGATCAGGCAAGTACTCATGGGCTGTTCCTGGAGGAGGCGAGGGCGCAGGGGCGGCGGTAGGTGTGGCTGGTGGCGCACGGGGTGGCGCATGCGGCATGGAGGCCGTGACGGGCGTGGGAGGCGACGATCCGGGCGTGGTCGCGGATGCTGGGGCGCAGGACAGGCAGGCCAGCGGCGAGTTGGACGCGCTGGCGGTGGCTGCCGAACTGGCACCCGCGCCAACCGCAGGCCGGGCCCCAGAGGACGCCTGCTCGGTGCGCCCAGTGACGCCAGCGCTGGCGGCGGACGCGGTGTCGAGCGGCGGCGTGGCCGAGCGGCACGGCGGTGGTCAGGGCGACGAGGGCGACGAATGCGACGGTGAGCGCGAGCGTGGCCATCAGGCGGCCTGCGACTGGTCGGATGCGGCGGGGAGCGGGAGGTGGCCGTGCTGGTAGGCGAGAGCGACGGCGTACGGGCGGACCACGGCGGGCGTGATGTCGGGGCGCAGGGCGCCGAGGGAGGCGTAGGTACGGCGTAGGTGGGTGATAGCCGTGTTGCTGCTGCATCCGAGCTCGGCGGCGATCTCGTCGTTGCTCATGCCGTCGGCGACGAGCTCCAGGGCCTGGTACTGCCGAGGGGTCAGGAGGATGCGGCCGCGGGGTTCGGGGGCCAGGCCGCGCATCCACCCGGAGCGGTAGGCGATGGCGACCGCATGGGCCGAGTTGCGGGCGCCGAGGCGGGAACGGAGGCTCTCCATGCGGTGCTTGACCGTGCCGTACGCCACGCCGGTCTCGGTGGAGATCTCGGCCGTCGAGCGGCCGCGGGCGAGGCCGGCCAGGAGCGTCGGGTCGTACTCCCACAGGGTGGGGCTGATGCGGCGTGCCGGGCGGCCCAGGCCCTCGGTGATGCGCCAGCCCGAGTTGACGAGCGCGGTGTAGGCGACCTCGGCGGCCTCCTCGGGGGTGATGCGGGCGCCGAGGTGGGTGCCGAGGGCCTGGGCGACGATGGCGCCGAAGGCCAGGGCGCGGGTCGAGGTACGGCTCATCGCTGCCACCCCTTCCAGGGCGCCGGGCGGACGCCGGTGCGCTGCCGGGGAACGGCGCGGCGCGGCCGGGGGCGGGCGCAGGTGGCGGCGTGGGGCATGGCGCGCCACTCGGCGCCCTCCAGGGTCGGGCGCTCGGCGGTGAGGACGCGGACGCGCAGGCGGCCGGTGCCGTCGGTGTAGGCGGCCGTGTTGCCCTCGGGGTCGGTGGTGGCGTTGAGGGCCTGGCGGCGGCCGACGGCGGTGACGGCCCAGCGGATGGGCTGCCCGCACGACGGGCACGGCGTCGAGCCGGTCGGGGTGGTCATGGTCGTCGTCTCCTCCGGTCAGGTGCCGGTGTCAGTGGCGTAGTCGCTGTTCACGGCCTCGGCGACGAGGCGGTGGCCGTACAGGGCGATGGCCTGGGCGACCCCCTCGGCCTCGATGGCGAGGCGTACGAGGTCGGGAGTGGCCTGGGCTCGGATGTCGTCGCGCTGCTCCTGCGTCAGCTCTCGCCGGTCGGCAGGCAGTCCACGGACGGGGAGCAGCAACGGCCGCTGGCTGCTTGGCGAGCTGCCCGAGGCCGCGCGGTGGCCGCCTCGAGGCGGGGGTACGAGACGCGGTCCGGGGCGAGAGTCGATGTCCTCGTCCTCGTTCGCGCGCGCGGCCTGTGGCTGAGGTCCGGGATCAGCCATCGTCTGGTCAGGTTGTGGGTCCCTACTGGAAGTAGGGGGAACATGTAGGCCCCCGCCGGGGACGGGTTCCGGAACCCGTCCGGGGTCGGTGTCCGCACCCGTCCGGGGACGGGTTCCGGAGGCATCCGGTACCCCGCCGGGGACGGGTTCCGGACCCCCAGCCGGGGACGGGTTCCGGACGTCGTCCGGGGACGGGTTCCCTTCTTCGGCGGCCGCCCGCTTGGCGAGGCGGGCCTCGATCTCGGCGGCCTTGGCCTTGCGCCGGGCCTTGGCCTGCCGGGTCTCACCCCATGTGTGCAGGTGCTCGGCCCAGTCGATGCGCGCGGAAGGGATGAGCAGCTGGTAGACGGAGGACTGGTTGGGACGGCGTCGGCGGACGAGGAGCTCAGCGGCCGAAAGGAGCCGTACGCACCTGGTGACGGTCTCCTCGCTCGCGCCGGCGATGGCGGCCAGGGTCGCGTTCGAGGGGTACGAGTTGGACCCGTCGGCGTTGGCGTAGGTGGCGATGAGGATGCCGATGTGGGCGGCCTTGGAGACCTCGGGGCGTCGTGCGCGGAGGGCCTCGTCCCTGATTCGGTTGATCCAGGCGTTGCGGACCGACTGCACGTGGTCGCTGGGCACGACGTCGTCCTTCCTTGCTCGTGTGGTGCGGGGCCAGGCGGGCCGGGGCGCGCGCCCCGGCCGGGGCCGTCAGGTGCGGGCCTTCTTGAGGAGGCGGCGCATGATCGGGCCGGGGATCGCGAGCTGGACGTCCGCGACGTTCCAGCGGCGCCGGCGGTCGGTCCTCGTGATCCATCCGCGCTGTTCCAGCACGTTGAGCGAGACGACGACCAGGCCGACGTCCACGCGGGTGAGGTCGACGAGGCGGCCGAGGCGAGGCTGCGCGTCGTCGGGGATGTGGCCGGTGGCCCAGTCGGCGTGGGTGGCCAGCGTCAGGGCGACCAGCTTGGTGTTCACGAGCAGCTTCGAGCCGTTGATGCCCTGCTCCCACAGGCTCCGGAACGGGGGGTCGGCGACCGGGTTGTGGGGCTCGGGGGCGAGCGCCGGGCGGGCCGGGCGGCGGAAGACATCGGCGGGGGTGGGGATCGTGCTCACGGGCTGCTCCTGGTGGTGCGGGACGGTTCGGTGCGGGTGTTGAGGTAGGAGCCGGACGGCCAGCCGGGCCCGGGTGGGACCTCGGGGCGCCCGGCGAGGGCGGCGGGGGTGTGGCGGTCGCAGCACCAGCCGGTGACGTACAGGCGGGCACGGAGGAGGCCGTGCCCGGCGATGTGGTCGCACGGCGGCGGCCGACGCTTCACGGCGAGGGGCGGACGGTGCCGCAGTGGTTGCACTGCACGCGGCCGGGACCGGCGGGGTAGTGCGGCGTCTGGAGGTGCCCGCACCTGGGGGTGTCGCAGGCCACCCACGCGTAGCGGCGCGGGGTCGGGACGACGGCCGCGGGGAGCGGCCGGGGCCACAGCAGCCGGTGCAGCGCGCGGCCGGCGGCGAGCGTCCCGCACACGGCGCCGACCACCACGGTCGCGGCGCCGGTGAGCAGGAGGGCCAGGACGGCCAGGCCGAGGACGTTAGGCACGGGAGACTCCGATCGCGCGGACCTCGGCGAGGGCCTCGCCGTACGCCCGGCACGGGCCGGGGCAGTACCAGCGGGCGGGCTCACGCGAGCCGTCCAGGTCGACGCGGACCATGCGGGCGGCGGGCCGGGGCGCGGACGCGAGCTCGCCGCAGCCGGAGACCGCGCAGTCCCGGCCGGTGGGCACCGGGGCCGGCGCCGTCGGCGTACCGGCCTTGCCGCGGTTCCAGGTCTTCTGGGCCGTCGAGGCACCCGAGGCCGTGCGGGCGGCGCGGGTCCGGGCCTTCTGCTTCTGGATGCCGCCCCAGGCGGTACGGCGCCGCTGGTGGACGGTGTCGCGGCGTACACGGGTGCCGCCGTGGCTGGTGCACAGGCGCCCGGCGGCCGCGTCGCACGTCGGGCACGCGACGGTGAGCTCCGGGAAGGTGCGGGCGGGCTCGTCCATCACCGGCCGCCCGTCGGGGTGCTGGTGCCGGCGGACTTGACCCAGGCGTCGACCTCCGGGGTGTAGTCGCCCTCGGCCACCACGGCCGCGACGGTGTAGCCGGAGGGCTGCTCGTCGACGCCGATCCGGACGACGAGCTCCCACAGCGGCTCGCGCTCGTCCTCGTCCTCGATCCAGTCGAAGAAGAGGGCGACGTCGTCTCCGTGCTCCCGGCTGACAACGGCCTCGCAATGGGCCTGTGCCGCCTCGAGGTTCGAGTACAGGCCGAGCGGGAACGGCTCGTGCTCGTAGGCGGAGCGGTAGACCGTGACGTCCCGAGCAGCCATGGGAGCCGCCTGGGCCACGGGCAGCGCGGCGGCGAGCGCGAGCGTGGCGTGCACCTGCGCCTCGGTGGCGAGCGCCGCACCGACGACCGGGTCGGCGCCGTCGCCGTAGGTGAAGTGGTGGGCCTGGTCTGCGAGTTGCTCCGCCTGTCGGTAGTGCTCGGGGCCGGTCATCCGTACATCTCCATCTCGGTGTCGTCTTCCTCGCGCTGCTCGCAGTCCTCGCAGCCGCAGTAGGTCCAGGAGCCGTCGATCAGTTCGGCGTGGCACTCGTCCTCGTCGCCCGGGTCGCCGCTGTCGAGCAGCTGGCCGTCGGCGTCGCGCTCGGGCGGCCGGGAGGCCGGGATGGAGATCAGGGACAGGTCCTGGCCGCAGTCGGGGTGCGGACAGCGGGTCGAGGTGCTGCCGTACGGCCTCCACCACCGGCCGCCGCAGGCCAGGCAGACCATGAGGGCCTGGGTGGTGAGGTCGGACGGGCAGCCGCACGCGTCACGGGCCCCGCCGCACTTTTCGTTGGGGCAGAAGTCCATGGGGTCGGTGGCCATCACTCACCGCCCGAGGCCGGAACGACGGACGTCCCGCCGAGCAGGCTGACGGCCGAGGGGTGGCCGTGGTAGCCGGGCGTCTCGTCCTCGGTCCAGGTCCACTCCGCGTCCGGGGCCAGGCGGTACCCGAGGGAGGCCAGGGCCCGCACGCGCTCGTCGGGGGTCGGGATCACGTTCCGACGAGAGACCGGCCACTCGAATTGCGGAAACTGCGCCGAGTTCGGCAGCACGACGAACAACCGCCAGCGGGCGCGCTGTACGTTTCCCTTCCCCAGGTTCTCGGGGACGTCACAACAGCGACGGGACAGGAGCGCGTGGAAGGTGTCGCTCATGCCGTCCTCCCCAGCGTGCCGAAGTGCTGTGCGGTGGACGGGCGTTCCCGCCTCCACTGGATCGCCATGTACCGGGAGCCGTCTCTGGATGTCTTGGTGTGGACCTGGACGTTGGTGTCGGTCGGCATGACCAGGCCCGGCACGTGCGCGAACTCCATGTGCTCGGTGCCGTGCAGGTGCTCGCCGCTCCAGGTGTCGGGCAGCCAACCGCCGAGCTGGCGGTGGACGTGCCCGTAGTAGTCGGGCTCCAGGTCCTCCACGACCGGACCGATCAGCGGGACCAGCCCGTACGCCGTGAATCGGACCTCGGCGTGGCCGGCCCGGTGCGGCGCGGGGGTGGACTCGCCGCACGAGGCGGTGTCCTTCCCCCTCGCTACCTCGGCGAGCAGCTGCTCGCGCTCGGCCAGGAGGTCACGGATGTCTCGGTCGAGCTGCTCGGTCGTGCGGTAGGAGTGCTGTCCGGCGCGGATCTCAGTGAGCCGCTCGGGGGTAAGGCGGACAGTCATCGACGCTCCCCCTTCCGGCGCTCGGAGAGGGCGGCGATGACGCCGAGGGCGCCGAGGATCCACACGAGGGACATAGCGGCGGCGATCACGCGGCGGCCTCCTCGTCCACGAGGGTGAGCGGGCCGCCGGTGAGCTCGGCGAGGAGCTCCTCGCGCTCGCGGACCCACTTCGGGCAGGACTTGATGTCGACGCCGTCGAGGACGTACAGCTGCTCACCGAGGCGGGTGCGGCCGGCGGTGCGCCACAGGGAGCCGTCGGCGGCCCGGCACAGGACGCCGTCGGGGGTGGGGTCGGGCTGCTGGGAGTCGGTACGGTTGGTCACGGTTCCTCGATTCGTGGTTGAGGTGCCGACGACGGGCACCGAGGCCGGCCAGGGCCTCGGTCTCCCGGGTTCAGGAAGCGCGCGCGCCCTTGGGGCGGATCTGCGCGAGGGTTCGGGGCGCGACATCAGCGGTCGCACGCTGCGGGCGGACCCGGTGCATGTCCTTGATCGCGGCGAGGTCTTCGTCGTCGAAGGCGACGGCGATGCCGATCTTCTGGTGAGGCAGCCGGGACAGGTTGTCTTCGAGGTACCGCTCCTTGCAGCGAAGGAGCTCTGCGGCCTCGGCGACGGTGTAGTTAGGGGAGAGCGGCATTACCGAGCCCTCCTGCCGCGCAGGAGCTGGGACTCAGTCGCCTTAAGGACGTCTCGCATTCCGGCGTAGACGCGGGGCGAGGGCTGGTTCGCCCCCGTTTCGATCTTGTAGATCATCCACTTCGAGCAGCCTGCGGCCTCAGCGACGGCGACGACCGACAGGCCGCGTCGTCGCCGCAGGTCGCGGACCTTTCGGCCGTCAACCGTGCGGTTCAACATGACTCCAACATACTCCAACGTTGGAGTTGGTCAAGCGGAAATTGGAGCGATCTTGTCCAAGGTTGGAGGGTGGGCGTTCCAACGTGGCACCACGTTGCGGAATCTGATCATCGAAACGTGATGGTGCAGTGAAAAACGGTCATGTGGCTGGGAGGGCATTGGAGCAAGTTGGAGCCAAGCTGTAGCTTGGCCGCATGACGGAGGCTGGGTACGGAGCCGAGGAGCTCGCCAGACTCGGCGACACCGTGGAGAACTACATCGCCGCACAAGGGATGCAGTTCACCGAGGTCGCCGAGCGCGCAGACTTTTCCATCGAGACCCTCGCCAAGATCCGCAAGGGGGTGCGCGTCAGCCCCGTTACGTATCGGAAGCTGGAACGGGCCCTCGGCTGGACCGTGCGCAGTGCGGATGACGTGATGGCCGGCGGTGAGCCGACCGTGGAAACGGCCGCGCCAATCCCGGCGGCGCCCCCGCAGGATGAGCCGATCGATCCGCAGGCCGCGGCGATCCTCACAATCCTGGACAGCCTCCCCGTGCGAGTGCAGGCGGAAGTTCTCCGCCGACTCGGCGACCGCATCCCGCCCGAGGCACGACGCACGGCCTGATTGAGGCCTCGGCGACGAGTTCCCGCCATGTCATCGCTCGGCGCGCTTCACCCCTGCTCGACCTGCGGTGTTCCCGCCTGTGTTCCCACGGGAACACAGAGGCGGCCTGAAACGGGAACCGCCGGGCCCAAACGGGTCCCGGCGGTAAGAAACGTAGAGCTCACAGCGTTATCGCAGGTCAGGCGCCTAGTCGGAACAGGTTCGAGTCCGGTTCCGGGCACCAGCGGCGACAGGCCCTCCACCTGCAAGGATGGGGGTGCCTCGCCTCAAATTCACTGCCCCGTGGGAACGCGACGGGAACACAGGGTCTAGTGTCACGCCATGGCGAGCGTGCACCCGCGGAAGAGCCGCGATGGAGAGATCACCAGTTACCAGGTGAAGTGGCGAGACGCAAACCGCCGACCTGGTGACCCCCAGTGGGCGACGGAGAAGTTCGACGGCGACGACGAAGGCAAAGCCGCGGCTGACATCTTCAAGCAGGCCGTCGACGAGGCTGGCCAGCGGTGGCCTGCGGGATGGATCAAGGGGAAGGGGTACATCGTCCCCGAGGAGGCCGACGCCATCGACGATGCGCGGTACCGATTCCGCGCCTACGCCACCCGGACCATCGACCTGCGAACCGGCATCGAGGAGCACTACCGCAAGGCGTGCCACCGCGAGTTGGAGATGTACATCTTCCCGACCTTCGGCGAATGCGACGTCCGCAGCGTCAAACACTTTTCGAGTGACACCATCCGTGCATGGGTCCGTGTCTTGGAGCAGACCAAGGTGCGGAAGGGGCGTGGCCCCCGCAACAGGCCAATGTCCCCCAAGACCATCAGGAACCTCCACGGCCTCCTTAGCTCGATCCTCAACGAGGCTGTCCAGGCCGAGCCGCCGCTCCGTGCTCGCAACCCATGCGAGCGGACCAACCTGCCCCGCCGCGACGACGGCGGCGCTACTCCCGAGGACGAGGACATCGAGTTCCTCACCCCGCAAGAAGTGGCGGCCATCCGGGACCGGCTCACCATCCGCCAGGACCAGCTGATGGTGGAGGTCAAGTACGGGACAGGGCTGCGGTACAGCGAGCTCACGGCGCTTGCGCCGTACTGCCTCCTCGACTCCGACCCCGCTCGCATACGGCTCCAGGTCCATCGGGCATGGAAGAAGGACGGCGAGGGCGGCTACTACGTCGGCATGCCCAAGTCCAAGCGGGGGCGGCGCACCATCCGGGTCAGTACGTCCGTGATCGAGGCGCTGGACGAACTACGCAGGGTCGAGGGCCTCGACGACGACGGCCTGTTCTTCACGGGAGACCAGGGGCAGCGGCTCCACTACAGCACCTTCTATGACCGGTGGCAGCGTGCGATCCGCAAGGCGAAGAAGGACGGGATGCTCCCGGTCTACAAGCGCCCGACCCCGCACGACCTACGGCACTCGCACGCGGCCGCGCTCATCTCGGCCGGCCACTCGCTCACCTACGTACAGCGGCGCCTCGGGCACGAGTCGATCAAGACCACGTCGGATCTGTACGGGCACCTCCTGCCGGAAGCGGACGACGATGCCATGGAAACGATCGAGACGACGCTCCAGGGCGGCCGCCCCTCCCTCCGGGCTGTTGCCTCGGCCTAGGGGGCGTGATGCGCCGATGCCCCGGCAGCCGGGCCGTGGGGCACGGCCGTGACTGCCGGGGCATCGGGGGTGATGCTTCACCCCCACAGAAGCCACGTGGCGGCCGTGGCAGTAATGGCGCCGACGAAGGCGCCAACGATGATGCCGAGCTCGGGACGCCGCGGCCGTGCACGGTCCGCCGGCGCGGCCACGGGCTCTCCGAGGAGTCGTTCGATTCGGAGGCATGCGACCTCAGCGCGCAAGTCGTCGACCTGGCTCCGCAGAGACCTGAACGTGAAGGCCATGGCGACGACACCGAGGGCCAGTACTCCAAGCACTACTACACGGACTACGTCCGTCATTTCTCCCACCCATCCCGGCCGTCGGGGCCGGATCAAGGGGTTCCCCCGTTGCGCGTTCTCATGGTGCGCGTGGGCCGATATCAGAGCGCATCCGCCATGTGGGGTTGACGGACGAGTGACCAAGACGTGCCGGAGCCTTACCCCCAGCCGGGATCGTTCGCGGCGGTGGGCGTCGGCGTGGGGGTGGAGACGGTCGGCGCCGGCCCGCCCCATCCGGGGTCCTCCGCGTGGGCGGTGGCCCCGATACCGATCACGGCGGCAACCGAAACCAGCACGGCCGCCACGGTTCTGGTCACGCTCTGTCCCATAGGTCATCCCTCCGAGTGTCGATCACAAATAGAACATGCATCCGTACTCTTGACGTGACCCCTACGCTGACATGTGCATTAGGCGTATGCCAGGGGCTTTCCTGAGAAATTTGGGACACGTCTGAAAGTGGACAAGAACAGGCGGCGCGGTATGGAAATCGTTGAAGATCTTGCCCTCACTCCCGACGAGGAGCGCGTCTACCGCGACATCGCGGAGGGTCGACCGGTCGAGGCGTCTGCCTCCGTGACCCGGCTCGTTCAGCTCGGCCTCGTCCGCCAAATCGGCGACGAGCTTGTCGCCCTGGATCCCCGCGTCGTCGCGCAACAGCTCCTCGCGGAGCATCATGCGGCCCTGGCCCGCACTCTTGATCAGATGGGGCGGGTGTCGGCCCTCGAACGTCTGGCGCGGCACTATGACCCCGCACGTCTCTATGGCGGCCCCGCAAGCGAGTTCGTGCACAGCAAGGCGCTGATGAACGAACACATCAAGCACGTGCTTGCGACAGACGCGGAGGGCGGCCTCTACACCGTCCAGCCTGGCGTGCCGACTGAGCGAGACCCGGCCGTCCTGGAGGAGGGCCTCCGCAGAGCTCGCGCTCTCCTGGTGCGAGGCATCCCCGTACGGTCCCTGTACCCCTCTGCCGCCCTCGCGCACGCGCCGACGGCGAGGTACGTGGAGGTCGTGCTCGCGGAGGGCGGCGAGGTCCGTGTCGGTCAAGAGCTTCCGCCCCGCATGGTCATGGCGGGGACGAATCTCTTCGTGGACAACCATGTGCTGAGCAGCGAGGCCCATGCGGGCTGGCACATCAAAGACATCGCCTGCACTGCATTCGCTCTCGCTGTATTTCAGGGGTACTGGGACAGGGCCACCCCGTGGCAGGAGGCTCGGGCCGCCCTGGCGGACGCGGTCACGACGCCGCAACAGCGGATGATCCTGCGGGGGCTCGCCAAGGGAGATACTCAGGCGGTCGTCGCCGGCCAACTCGGCGTGAGCGGCCGGGAGGTGGGACGCGACCTTGAGGCGCTCCGGGATGATCTCGGCTTGCGTTCCACGAATCAGTTGATGGTGTGGTGGGCGACGAGCAGGGACCGGGACGTGCCCTAGCCGGAGCCGCCCGGATCGGGCGGCCCAGGGTGACGCGCGCCGTTCAAGATCAAAAAATGCCTGGCTAGCCGTGCATACAAATGATCAAGAAGCGACGAACGTTGCCCTGTGGTCCGCCCGAAATCAGCCCCGCCGCCCGACTGGGTCCTCGCCCGCCGGGCCGTATTCGGCGCACGGGTGCGGGACGCAAGGCTCTACGCCAACTTGACCCAGCAGGCCGTTTGCGAGCGGAGCGGGCTCGGGCGCGCGACAGTCCAAGAAATCGAGGCGGGACGAGCCGCGCCCACGGTCGACACAGTCCTGCTCCTGGCGGACGCGATAGGCATCCCGCCAGGCCAGCTGTTCGAGTAGCCCCGGCCGTGGATGGTCCGGCCGGGGCTCGTTACGCGGTTACAGGGCGGGCTGGCCGCTCCCCGGGCAGGTCTCCGTGCCGGTCCCGGCGCGCTGGTGCATCGTCGTCGGGGTGCCGGGCGAGCTGCCCACGCCGGCGCCGCAGACCGGGCAGTTCCCCTCGCACATGCCGGGGTCGAATCGCATGATCAGTTCCTCCTGTGTGTAGGTGGTGCTGACGGTGGTGCGATGTGCACTCCCCGGCCGTGACCGGGGAGGGTCTAGAGCTGGCGCGCGAAGATCCGCGAGCCGTCGTGGAAGTCGACAGTGATGCCACGCTGCGCGGCCCCCTCGGAGCTGGTGGACCACCGGCCAATGGCGGAGATCTCCGGGCACTCGGCGCCGGCGAGGACGGCCGCGAGCCACGCCTCGGGGGAGCCGGCGGTAGCCGGGTCGCCCATGGCCGGCGCAGGGGTGCCGGTCACCGGCTCGTCGGTGAAGCCTTCGTGCTTCGCTCCGTCCGGGAGCTGCCCCATGAACTGCCACCGGTTCTCGCCGCTCGACGTCGTGATGGCCAGGCCGAACGGCCGCTTGGTGTCGCCGGCCTCGGCGAGGGTCTGCACCCGGACGATGCCGGGCGCGTTCTTGGCGAGGTCGAGGACGTAGTCGGTGAATCGCTGGGGGCGCATTTGTGATCATTTCCTCTCGTGGCGGCCCGCCCATCCTATGGACCAGAGGGGACATCGAGGGCCGTCAGGTGGTGATGCCGGCGACGAGGACGGCGAGTATGCCGAGGACGATCAGGCAGTAGAGGGCTTGCCGCTGCCACTCGCTCACGGGGTGCCGAGGCAGCAGGGGCCCGCGTAGACCGGCACGTCCCGGAGCGGGACGCCGTAGTCACGCCTGACCCGGCCGACTTCCCGGGCCCCCTGATGGAGCGGGCGGTCGCAGAACACGCAGTTCCGCCCGGCGTGCTGCTCCCAGGTGAGGTTGGCGTACGGCGGGATCACCCACTCCTTGGTCGTTGTCACCGCTGCCCCGCCTCAGCGCGCGGGGCGAGGCTCCGCTGCTCGCGGCAAGGCGCGCAGGCGAGGCGGTGCTCATCGACCGGAACGGCGCTCTGCGACGGACCCTTGTGGAAGTCGCACCACTCGCGACGGCGGTGTCTCGGGCAGCCGCAGGGCGGGTACGCGGTCGTGGCCGAAGGCTCCGTGGCCGGCTGCACCTTATAGGCCGGAGCGACAGGCACGGTGGTGCCGTCGCTCCCCACCCGATAGACCTTGATCGTCAACACGAGGACACCCCCGACGTGGTCGTCTTCTGCCTGACCACGACGCTATGGGGGGTCTCGCGGAGTAGAGGGGAGGAATCCTCCCCCCCCCTTGTGTCAGGCTGCCAGGAGCCCCATCTCTACGGCGAGTTCGGCGGCCCGGCGGCGGCGGTGCGCAACCTTGGACTCCGTCTGTTCCAAGATGATCGACCGCGCGTAGCCGTTGTAGCGGATCGTCTCCGGGGCCGCGTGGTGGGCTTTCTCCAGGGTGGCGATGGCGACGTCGGGCTGACCGTCGAGCTGGTAGCCGCGGGCCTCCTCGATCCGATGGCGGGCCCGTCGGGGCCTGGAGGGGATGGTCGCCACATCCGCCTGGGCGGCCTGCCGTACCGATTCCGGTCCGTGGTGTAGCTCGACGGCGACTGTGACCGCGTGCGCGCCCATGATGGCCTGGGAGAACGACGTGATGGGGTGGTAGTAGGAGGCTGGCAGGCGCTCGGCCATCTCGCGGGCGGTGTCCCACCGGTGCCAGGCGGCGGCCGTTGATCCCCTACGGGCGGCGGTGTAGCCGGCCTCGAAGGTCAGGGCACCCGCGATGGCGAGGATGTCGTCCGTGGCGTCGGGCAGGAGCGGGGTCAGGTACTCCAGTGCCTGGTTGGTGATGCTGTCGGCCTGGTCGTAGTGGGAGGGGCCGGTGTCGCGGTGGGCCTGGGCGAGGAGCCAGGACGAGACACCGATCGCGTGCGGGTCGTCGGACTGCTCAGCGGCCACCATGCCGCGCTCCGCAACACGCCAGAGGAGCGACGGGTCGGGCTGGTACGCGAGGAAGAACTGCGCGAGCGAGTAGACCTCGGCGAGGACGGCCTGCGCCGCGCGCCACTCCGAGGGCTCCCCGGCGTGCTTGACGGAGAGCTGGGCGTCTCGGATCAGGTCTGGCAACAACGCACCGATCTTCTCTCGGTGGTTGGCGGCCTCGTGCCGAGCCTTCCAGGCAACAGCGAGCCTGGCGGCCAGGTGCTCCGCCCTCGGTGGTGCGCTTCCCGGCGTGCCGAGAGGGCGCGCCTCGATGGCGGCCCTGACAGCGGCCAGGCGTGGATGCCCGGGGCCAAGGAACAAGTCCACCTTGTACTCGCCGTGGCCAGTAAGGTCGGAGAGCTCGCGCACGCGCAGAGCCTCGGCGATCCGGTAGACCATCTCGATCCCGGGCGCCTGCATGCGGCCGGACTCGACGGACTTCACCCAGTCGGTCGACTTCCCAAGGAGCCCGGCGAGCACCTGGCGGGTCATGCCGCGGCGCTCACGGAGGATCTGCATTCTCTGCCCGAAAGCCGCCGGGTTGGCGTACGGGTCCGGGGTAGCATGAAGCGACACGGCCTTGCCCCTCTCTGAACGACTCGACACCGATCAGAGTAGGGGGCAAGGCCCTTGTCGTGTGCCCCAGAACAGACGAATGCGCCCCCTCTCGCGAGCGAGAGGGGGCGTCGTGGGCTACGGGGCCTTGTCGAGGTGGGCGGTGCGGGCGTCGACTCGGTCGACCGCGTCCCGGAGGCTGCTGCCTGAGTTGGGGTGGAGCTCGTGCTTGATGCCGGCGACTTCGTCCTCCAGGGAGCACAGCCGCTGCATGACTCCGGGGCGCGCCGAGACGCCCGGGCGCGCGTCGACGCCGAACCAGTCGTCGAGGAAGTCGCCGAGGCGGGTGAGGCCTCGGCGTAGGCCGCGGGCCCAGCGGTAGAGCAGGGCGAGCGCGCCGCCGAGCGCGGCGATCGCGGCGGCGATGGCGGCCGCGATATCGAGGCCGGGGATGCCGGTCACGGGCGGCGCCTCTCCACGTCCTGGGCGGCGCGCCGCAGGGCCTCGCCAACGTCGAGGCGCAGGGCCTCCTTGTCGAAGTGGACGCGAACCGGGACGGTGGCGGTCGGCTGCTCGTAGGCGGGCGGTCGGGCCCAGCCGAGGAAGAGGCCGGCGATGAGGCGGCCCGGCTCCCAGCCGATGCGGGAGGCGAGCTCTTCGGCCAGGCGGAGGAGGGTGTAGTAGGCGAGGGTGACGGCGGCGGTGATGCCGCCGGCGACCACGGTCGAGTCGGCCTCGATGCCGAGAGCGCCGGTGACGGTGAGGATCCATCCGGCCAGGAGCGGGACGACGGTGCGGAGGACGCTGGCGAGCAGGTTCATGGGGGCGCCTTTCAGTGGGAGGAGCGGGGGACCTTGAGGGCGGTCCAGGAGGAGGGGCCGGGGATGCCGTCGGCGTCGGAGCCGCGGAATCCGAGCTTGCGCTGCCACTTCGCGTAGCTGAGGCGGTCGGCCTCGGTCCACCGAGGCCCGGGCCCCGAGGTGTACGCCGAGCAGCCTTCGGCGACGAGGCGCCGGCCCATGGCGGTGATGACCGGTGAGCTCCGTCCCGCGCGGAAGAACGAGGCGCCGGGGAACGGCTCCAGGGCCGGCGGCTGCTTCGGCGGGGTGGGCGTCGGCTCGGCGGGCTTGGCAGGGTCCTTGTCGAGGCGGGCCTGCACGCGGCCGCGCATCGTCGGCATGGTGAAGCCGCGGGGGTCGTTCTTCCAGTCGGACCACTCCTTGTGGCCGATGACGGAGCGGGCGCCCCAGCCGTGCGCGCGGCACAGGGCCGCGGCCACGCGCTCGATCGCGAGCAGCTGCTCGGTGGGCCAGGGGTCGGTGCCGTCGCCGAGGTTGACGCACTCGAAGCCGTAGAAGCGGGAGTTGCCGTCGACGGCGCCCGGGCTGCCCTGGTGGACGCGGGGCGCCGGGGGCTGCTCGCCGTACGTCTCGGTGATGACGGCCTGGAGGACGGACGGGTCGCCGCCGCCGGCGTGGTTGGCCCGGCCGTTGCCGACGAGGTGCACGACGCCGTCCTTCGCGATGACGCCATGGCACAGCGGCCCGGGCAGGCCCTCGTACCCGTTGAAGCACATCCCCACCGAGGAGGTGGTGCCGGAGCTGACGGTGTGGTGGATCATCACGCCGACGACCGGTCCCCAGTCGCCGACGTGGTTGCGGTTGTGGGTGCGCCAGCCGGGGTGCTCGATGACGGTGACGCCTTCGGCGCGGAGCGCGGCGATCAGCCGGTCCGCGGACAGTGGTGCGGCCATGGGGGGCCTCCTGAGATATGGCAAAGCCCCGGGCCGGACGGCGCGGGGCGGGCGGGTACGGGCAAGGTCAGGGGGTGGGCGGCGCGGGGGGCGTCCACTTCACGGACTCGGTCTGGAGACGGACGACCTCGATGACCTTCTCGCCGCCGATCGGCGCGAGGAGGTCCTGTGCGAGCTGCTGGATGATCGCGTCCACGCCGGCGTTGTTGAAGACACCCGTGGGGTAGCTGGGGGTGCCGACCGAGACGTGCACCGATCCCCACTCGGGGTGCCACAGGTGGAGGTCGTAGGCGACGCCGGCGGGGTCGAAGTTGGGGTAGGCGGGCATGCGGAAACCTCCTGATCAGGTGGCGGAGATGCGGGTGATGCCGAGGGTGACGGTGGCCGTGATGGCGGTCGCGGCCTGGGTGTTGAGGTAGAGCTCGACGTAGCCGCCGGCAGTGAGGGTGACGGTGCCGCTGGCCGCGGCCTGCATGTTGCCGGCGCTGCCGCGCTGGCTGCCGACCCTCGTGCCGAGGGAGGGCGAGGCGCTGCCGTTGGCGCGGATCTCACCGCGGGCGTCGGAGGTGCCGAGGGCACCGGGCCAGGTGACGCCGCCATGGATCAGGTAGACGCCGGCGGACGGGGCGATCAGCCGGGTGGGTTGCGCGAGCGACCACATGGGCGCGTGGTTGCCGGACAGGGTGCTGGCCCACGCGACGGGCGTGTATGTGCTGGCGCCGGCCGGGACCGCGAAGGCTCCGGCGACGACCTGCACGTGCGGCTGGACCAGCCCGTTGATGATGTCGGGCGTGATGATCTGTCCGGACAGGACGATCGGGTCGGGCATGGTGCCTCCTCACAGGGCGTAGACGACGGGCCGGGCGATCTGGAGCGCGGTCCCGGCCACGTGGGACTTGACGACGCCGTTGACGGAGCGGGTGACGGTGAACGTCTGCGGCGAGGTGGCGCCGGTCAGGTTGGTGACGGTCATCCGCTCGCCGCCGACGACGATGTCGAACGGGCGGTCGCCGGCCGCTGTGGTCCACAGGGTGGTCCCCGTGGTGGTGACGGACAGGGACGTTGCGGTGGCGGTGATGGCGGAGGCCAGCTGGGAACCTGCAGTGGCCAGCCGGGAGTAGGCGGGGGCTCCCAGCTGCAGGACGTCGTAGGGGGCGCCCGGGGTGCAGGTGAACGTGATCCGCCACGTCTTCTCGGTGACGGTCTCCTTGTAGCCGCGGATGATCAGGTCGACGTCGTCGGGGCCGTAGTCGTCCGGCAGGCCGGTGAGCCGGATCTTGTCGCCGACGTCGGCCAGGTAGACGGCCCGGATCAGCGGCCACACACGGGGATTGCCGAGGTCGAGGGTGATCTGCGGATAGCGCAGGCCGTCGACAGTGCCCACGTGCAGGCGCCACGCGGCCTGTTGCAGGGCCTGCGCGTCGGCGGCGAGCGAGAGGGTGTGGGCGACGTCGTAGCGGCCGATACCGGCCGGGGGGTCCTGGACGGACAGGGGCCCGGTCAGCTGGACGGCGGACGCGAACGTGCCTCCCTCCCTGGTGACCGCGACGTCGTTCTCGCTGAGCTTCTCGTCGTCCAGCGGCCGGAACGGCTCGCTGATCACCCCGGTCGAGAAGTCCAGGGTGATCGCCGGGGGCTGGTTGTAAAGCGTCTGGCGGGGCCGGAAGGCGAGGGCACGGTCGTCGCGCTGCTCCAGGACGTACCCGCCGTCGGCACGGGCGAGGGAAGCGAGCGCGTCGAGGAACTTCTCCCGCTTCTGGACGCCGAGCGGGGTGGTGGCGGAGGCCGTGCCCATCAGGGCGGCCGGTACCCCCTGCTCCGTGCACAGGCGCAGGAAGCGGGCGCCGGCGGTCTCTCCCTGGAACCCGGTGAGGGCCCGGTAGAAGTCGGCCGCGGAGGGCGCCGAGGAGCCCCAGTAGGTGATGTAGCCGAGCGCCATGGACTTGAAGGATCCGGACAGGCCGGCCAGGACATCGACGTTCTGCAGCGGGACGGCGGCGGGCGTGTCCGCCCCGGCCACCGCGAGCACGCCGTCGAGGTACAGGCTCCAGCCGACGGAGCCGCCGCTCGACGCTGTCGTCAGCCGCACCACGTGCGGAACGTCGTTGAAGACGTTCGCGGGAGAGATCTCGCCTTGCAGGGTGGTGGCGCCGGCCGCGGTGAAGGTGAAGAGCTGGATCTTGTTGGTGGAGGGGTCGAGGGACACCGTCCATGTCCGGCCGGTGGCGCTGCCCTCGGTCACGCTGCAGGTGACGAGGGAGTCCAGCTGTGAGAAGGGCCAGTCCACCGACCAGCCGGTGGCCGCGGAAGCGTGCGCCGGGAGCGGGGCGATGATCCGGCCGCCGCCTGTGAGGTGGATGACCGGCTCGATCCAGTCGGCGAGCTCGCCGTCCGCCCACACGTAGGTGCTGCCCGGCAGGACGACGGCCGGCGCGGTGCCGACGAGCGGGGCGCCCGAGGTGGCTTGTGCTCCGTCGATCAGTGGCCAGCATTCGATCGGGCCCGCGGCGCGGAGGTAGCGCAGCAGCGCGGACTCGAGGGGCTTGGTGCCCGCGTCGAGGCGGCGGGTTATCCCGGCCGGGGTGATCGGCACGGTCCGGTCGGCGCCGGAGGCATCGCGTTGCGGCGTCCAGGCCGGGACCTCGCCCGCCATACGGACGTGCCGGTTGGCCAGGGCGGCGGCGCCGGCCTTCGTCCACACCAGGCCACCGGTGTCGGTGAACGAGGTGTCGCCGGCCTTCGCGGTGGAGAAGTCGACGTTGACCTTGCGGACGCCGGTGGCACCGTCCCACAGCTGGAAGGCGTAGATGCGGCCCTTCAGCCCGGTGCCGACCAGGCCGGTGTTCGTGCCGAGCTGCAGCCCGGCGGCCCCGTCGAACACCGTCGTGGTGCCGGTGCCGGCGGTGGCGGTGCCGAGTGGGTTCCACATGGTCGCGGTGATCGACGGCGCCCAGTAGAACGAGACGAGGTGGCCGCCGGCACCGGTGTTGACGTCCAGGACGACACGGAAGGCGATGCGCTGGCGGGGGATGGCGGGCAGCTGCACCCCGATGCCCGCGGTCTTCTGGCTGGCGAAGCTTCCGTCCGGGTACCAGGACAGCTGCAGCCCGTTGCCCACCTGCAGCGACCAGGAGCAGTTGTTGCCCGAGTTCAGGAACCGGGAGACCGCCTCCTGGGCGGTGGTGTAGGAGTCGAGCGCGACCTCGATGCGGATGTCGAGGTCGGTCACGCCGAGGACCGCGGCGTCGGGGGTGGTGAGCGCGGAGGAGGTGTCCCCGGGGAGCAGGAGGTAGGGGTAGCCCGCGTCGACGGAGTAGCGCATCGGCGTGTTCGGGCCGATCTTCCCGTACAGCGCGCTCATGGGGTTGCGCCGGGAGTAGTCGCCGTGCCGGTTGTTGAGCAGCATGTCGGCGGCCGAGGGATCCGCCCGCGTCCCCTCGGCCGACACTCCGCGCGACATCGTGACCCCGGCCGAGGCCCGCACGTCGGAGGTGCGGTTGTTGAACTGGCCGTTGTAGTACAGCTCGAACAGGTCCGGCGGCGGCAGAGCAACCATGGGTTAGTCGTCCTCTCCTGCGTAGCGGGCGACGGATCCGCCGGCGGTGGTGCGGACCTCGTACTGGAGGAAGTCCCGGAAGCCGTTGCGGTCGGCCTGCGCGATCACCTGGACCTGGACAGGCTGGACCTTGCCCGTGGACGGGGCGGCCATGGCGGCGGGGGTGTTGATCAGTGCCTCGAGCTTGGACAGCGGGAGCACGGCCTCCTGCTCGCTGCCCTCGCCGATCATGGCGAGCGTCGGCCCGGTCGTGATGCCGCCCTCGGCCAGATAAGGGAGGTACGGGATGTATGGCACGCTCATGCCGGGCAAGAGGTTGACGCTGCCGATCAACTTGTCGTTGATGAACCAGATCCCCGAGTTGATCAGGCCGATGGCGCCGTTGAGGGCGTCTTTCAGACCGTCGGTGACCCACGACCACATGCCGCTCAGGCCGCGGGCGATCCTGTCCGGGATGCTCTGGAACCAGCCGATCATGTCGTTCCAGATGTCCTTGACCCACTGGACGCCTGAGTCCACCCAGCCAGGGATGGTGTCGGTGAAGAACCGGCCGATCGGCGCAAAGACCTTGTCGCGCAGCCAGATCCACCCGTCGGCGAAGATGCCGACGAAGCTGTCCCAGAGCTCGCCGGCCTTCGTCTCGATCCAGCGCCAGGCGATGTCCAGGGCCACCATGATCTTGTCCCAGACCTCCAGGGTCTTGGCCTTGATCTCGTCCCACTTGATGACGATCAGCGCGATGACCGCGATCAGGGCGATGATCCCGGCGATGATCAGTCCGATCGGGTTGGCCATCATCGCGATGTTCACGATCCAGATGGCGGCCGCCATCAGGCCGAGGACGCCGACGAGGACGAGCACGATCGGGATGAGTTCCTTGATCGTGTCCTTGTGCTTGGCGAAGAACTCGGACACCGTCTTCAGGATGGGCAGGAACGCCTCGCCGAGCGTGGTCTGCAGGGTCCGCATCGCGGCGTCCATCTGCTGCGCGGGCGAGGCCTCCATCGCGTCGGTGAGCTTCTTCGAGGAGCCGGCCGCGGTGTCCATCCCGGAGGCGGCGAGCGCGGTCTGCGGGTTCATCGCGAGCAGCGCGTCCGCAGCCTCACCGGCCATGTCGCCGAACAGCTGCACGCCGAGCTGGGCCCGCTTGGCCGGGTCCTCGACGCCGCGGAGCTTGTCCAGGGTGAGCTGCAGCGCGTCGGCCGCGGGCTTGCCGCCCTTGCCGATGTCGGCCAGCATCTTCGCGCCGTCCAGGCCGAGGCTCTTGAATCCCTCCTTCGCCCGGTCGGTCTCCTCGCTCGTGATGCGGGCGAACTCGTGCAAAATGTCGCCCGCCTGGTCGATGTCCTTACCGCCGGCCTTCACGAACTGCGACATCATGCCGAACGCTGTGCTGGCGTCGAGCCCGATGCGCTTGAAGTGCGTGCCGTACTCCTGCACGACCGCAGGCACGTCGGCCAGCATGCTCTTGGGCAGGACCTGAGCGGCGCGCGCCAGTACGTCGAACGCCTCGGTGCCGTCCTTGACGAGGCCCTGCTTGATGAGCTGGCCGGCCGCCGTCGACGCGTCGGCGACGTCGACCTCGAGCTTCTTGGCCAGGCCGAGGGCGCTCTCTGTCATGTCCTGCAGCTCGGCATCGGTGAAGTCGCCGAGCTTCCCCATCGCGGACGTGACGCTCGACAGGCCGGTGGTCACTTCCTCGAGAGACCCCCCGAACCCGTCGGAGAACACGTCACCTGCGATGTCGCCCGCCCGTTCGGCCTCCACCTCGGTGAGGCCGAGCGACTGCTTGAGCTCACCCTGCGCCTCGGCGAGGTCCATCGCCGAGGAGATCCCCGCAGCGAACACCGCCCCGGCGGCGAGGCCGGCGGCGGCCGCCGGGCCCGCGAGGCCGTCGAGGCGGCCGGTGACTTCCTCGGTGCCTTCGTCGACGCCTGAGGAGTCCATGCCGATGCGGACAAGCAGCTCGTCCAGGACGGTCATCTCTTCCCCCCTCCTGACCTGCCGGTGAGGCCGGCGTGGATGTCCTTGACGGCGGCCAGCAGTTCACGGCCCGACTTACGAGGACGAGCGTTGCGGCTCCACTGGACGAGGTGGTCCTTCAGCTTCGGCCGCTGGCCCTTCTTCATGTGCGGGGCGGCCACGTCCATGCCCAGGCGGGCGGCCACGACGTCCAGGCGTGATGGCCCGATCGGGCCGTACAGGTTCTGGTACGCGATGAGGCGGATCAACTCCTCCTCGGTGAAGCGGTCCAGGACCTCGGAGGGAGGGATGCGGAAGGCCGCGGCGAGGTCGTACTGCAGCCTCAGCTCGGGCCGTCGCCGAAACCCGCCTCCGCCTCCTGCACGCGCTGCGCGAAGTCCTTGCCATCGTCGGACAGATGACGGATCAGCTCGAACAGGGCGTTGACGATGCCCGCGCTGCGCTGGGACAGAATCGCGATGCCCTCGCGCAGGTCGGGGAAGACACGCTCGTCGGTCTCCTGGTCGTACAGGCCCTTGGCGACGATCTCGGCCTTGCGGGACTTGACGCTCATCTCGATGCCCTGGGCGGAGTCCTTGCGGGTCATCTTGGTCAGGGAGTTCTGGTAGGCCTCCCAGTCGCCGGACGGCAGGCCGTACACCCGGAAGCGGGCGCCGGGTACCCACTCGGGGATCTCCACGTCGTCCTGGTGGCGGATGTCGGTCGCGGCGCGGATCTGGTCCTTCAGCGATGCCATGGTGTGTCGGTCTCCTGTCAGCCGGTCGGGGTGAGGGTGGGCTTGCCGCTGATCTTGAACGTGGCGGTCCGCTCCATCTGGCCCTCGGTCGGGTACTTCTCGCCGAGGTCGGTGATCAGGGCGGAGAAGCTCCACGTGTGCTCGTCGGGCTCGCCCGGGAGGATGATGACCTGGTAGTTGCGCAGGTCGTCCTCCTCGAAGTCGCCGTCGAGCGCGGAGTGCGTCGCGTTGCCGGGGTCGAAGTTGAGGGTGATCTCGACCTCGCCGCCGTCCTTCAGGCCCTTGATGAACTCGCGGTACTTGGCCGGGGAGTCGTGGGCGGTGACCTCGATCGCCTCACGGCTGCGGCTGGGGCCGCTGATGTCGGTCACGTTGGCGACCACGGCGAAGCTGCCGGCGCCGGTGGAGTCCCGCAGGAACTGGCTGCCGAATGCGTCCTTACCTGCCATGTCAGGCTCCCAGCTGGATGACGGCGACGGTCACGGAGGTGACGGCGTCGTAGGTGATCGCGGCCCGTCCGGTGGCGCCGCGGAAGATGGTGGTCAGCGGGATGAGACCGCGCTTGCCGGCGGCCACGGTGAGGGTGGCGTCGGCGACCTGGTGGCCGTGGACGGTTCCCGGGGTGGCCAGGGTGACGGTGCGGGGCGAGGCGCCGGCGTTGTTGACGAACAGGAACAGGCCGTCCCCCACGGGGGCGGTGTCGCCGCCTCCGGCCGCGGCGACGGCGGCCGCGTCGAGGTCGGCCAGGCCGCCGAGCGTGTTCACGGTGGTGGTGGTGAGTGCTGCCATCGGGCACTCCCTTCTGTGTATGGGCGAGCCCCGGCACCGTTGCGGGCCGGGGCGGTGGTGGGCGGGTCAGCGGGGCTGCGCGGTGAGCACGCGGTACCGGTGTACGAGGTGGCGGATGTCGCCCGGCGGCTCCGGGTCGGTCAGCGGCTGCGCGACCTCGAAGCGGGTGACGATGTGGTCGTAGCCGGGCACCCTGAGCGGCTGGTGGTCCAGCAGCGCGGTGAGGCGGCCGCCGATCTGCAGCACGCGCTTGAAGCCCTGGCGCTTGTCCCACACGTGCAGGGTCGGGACGGTCTCCCAGCCGAACCGGTCGTGGGCGTTGGCCGGGACCTCGGTGGCCTCGCCGATGACGATGAACGGGTACGGGACGGTCTCGGGCAGGTAGTCGTACACGGCGACGCCGAGGGACTGCAGCTCGCTGTCGGCGACGAGGAGGGCGCGGATGGCGCCCTGGATCGCGAGCATCGGGGAGACGGGCGGCGGGATGCTCATCGCAGGACCCTCCGTACCTCTTCGGTCAGCCGGCCCTTGTACCGCTTGCGCTCGGCCTCCAGGGCCGGGCGGAGCGCGGGCCGGGCCGGGGTGCGGCGGGTGCCGTACTCCAGGAACCGGGCGTAGTACTCGGTGTCGTTGTGCCAGCCGACCACGGCGGTCAGGCCGTCGTCCTTGTACTTGATGTCGACCTTGTCGTGCAGGTTGCCGGAGTCCTTGGCCACGTCGCGCTGGGTGTCGGCCTTGACGGCCTCGGCGGACTCCTGCACTGCCTTCTGCAGCGCGGTGATGATGTCCTCGCCGAGGTCCTGCAGTTGAGCCCGCAGCCGCTCGGCGCCGAGGATCTCCACCGTCATGCCCGAGCGGGCCACGTCAGTCTCCCCGCCGCTGCAGCAGTCGGCACTCGGCCTTGCGGTAGCGGGTGCTGGACGGCTCGACGACCGAGCGGACCGTCAGGACCTGCCCGCCGCCGTGCAGCTCGTCGCCGCGCTCGACGTCGGCGGTGGGCAGGAGGTAGACGTCGTGGGTGTGTTCGGCCCCGGCCTGCTGCGCGAGCACCCTGTCCGACGCGGCCGGCTGGTCCACCTTCGCCCGCACCTCGCCCTGGAGAACGAGCGTGGTCTCCTGGCCGCCGTACCCGTCGTCGGCGTCGACCGGCCGCCACACGGCCAGCGTCCGGTTCAGCAGGCGGCCGATCATGTCCGGGCCCGGTACGCGCCGAGCGTGCGCCGGTCGGCGGTCGTCAGTTCCATGCCGAGGGCCTCGGCGGAGAAGCTGCGGGAGTGGTCCCCGAGCGTCTCCGCCGAGAGGAACTCCGGGTTGGACCATCCGGCGGCCGCCAGGCGCAGACAGATCCGCTTCGGGCCCGCGGGGACCGGGGCGTACCCGGGCGTGTACACGACCTCCACCGCCCGGTCGTGGCTGGGCCACTCGGCACCGCGGCGGTGCAGGATCCCAGCGGCCGACCAGGTGTAGTCACGGTCCTTGCCGAACACGAGCTCCTGGTCCTCGTCGACGAGCTTGACCGAGGCGACGGCCGTCACCGGCCAGCGCGGCAGGATCAGCTTCCGCGAGCCGGTGGCGGGGTGGTGCCGCGGGTCGTCAGCCGTCGGCCCGTCCAGGATCACAGTGTCCTGGGACTGCTCGAGGGCCTGGCCCGTCTCGTCCTCGATGACGCCCTGCGCAAGGTCGATCAGGAGCTCGGCGGTGGCGCTCTCCTCCTCGGTGAACGACTCGATGCGCAGGAGGCGGCGCAGCTCGTCCGGGTTGGCGTACGCCATCAGGCGCCCCCGTCCTCGTCCTCGTCGCGGCGGCGCTCCAGCTCGGCCACGACGGCGGCGCGGATGTCGTCCTTCTTCACCGCGTCGCCGAGGGTGATGTCGTGCTCGGCCGCGTAGGACCGCAGCTGCTCGACGGTCATCTTCTCCACCGGCGTGTCCTCGCCCTGGCCGCCACCGGGCGGCGCGGCGGCGGTCTTGGCCGCGCGGCCGCCGTTCTTCCTCGGCTCATCGAGGGGGCGGCAGTAGCCGGCGGCGATGCGCCGCTCGGCGTCGGCCGGGTCCATGTCGACGATGGCGCCCTCGGGCTGGTTGCCGTACGTGGGGTTGGCCATGAGCCGCAGCATCTCGACTCGCATGGTGGTCCTCCTGCTCTCCGGGACGCGGCCGGGCCCC